GGTGCAAAGATTCGTTTAGATAACGATGAATATTTAAAGGCAAGGAACGCTGCTGATACGGCTAACATAAACATGTTAAAGGTTGATACTAATAATGACCTTTATATAGATGCTGAGATAAGTAAATTATTAATGAAAAATAATACTTACATCACAGCTAGAAATCAAGCCGATTCAGCAAATGTTAATTTACTAAAATTAGACGGAGGAGACGATTTAGAAATTTCTCCAGATATAAGTAAATTAAACCTAAAGAACGCAACTTACCTTACTGGTAGAAATAATGCCGATAGCGCTGATGTAAACATTTTAAGGTTAACTACTGGAGATAAATTAGAAGTTTCTTCGGAAATTAGTGCGGTTTTAAAATTAAGTAACAATATTGCTTTACAACATAGAAACCAGGCTGACTCTGCATACATCTCTACTATTAGTGTAAACACTTCTGATAAAATCGCTTTAGGAGCCGACCTAGCAAACGCAGCAATGATTAACGATACTTATTTAACAGGTAGAAATAATGCTGATTCTGCTTATATTAACATGTTTAAAGTAGGGACTGATGATAAGATTGCAGTAGGGGCTAACATTCTTTCTGCAAATATTGAAACGACAGCTACATCTTTAATAAATACATTAGATGCTGCTGTTACCCTGGCTGATAACCAGGCTGCTGCAACTTCGGCAGGAGTAGTTACATTAAGTACAGATGAAAGTTGCGCTGTTCATTATAGATTAGTTAGAAATGGAGTTACTCAATCAGGCGTTCTTAGATTTAATGATGCCGATACTGTACCTAGTGAATCTTATCATGGAACTGACGTAGGAGTAACTTTCTCAGTAAATGCAGGAGCATTAGAATATACATCAACATCAACAGGTCAAACAACGTCTATGACGTATGTGGTTATAAAGGAGTAATAATGGGATGGTTCTCAGATAGCGACGAAGATAAATTTGGAGTACAAGCAGTAGCTAAAAGAAAACAGGCTTTAAAAATGAAAGAGCTTAGATCGGCTCAAGGTGAACATGACGCTTTTTTAAAACAAAAAGAGGCATTTGAGTCTGGTGCAGATATGAGCAAAGCTTCTAGTGGAGCAAGTTCTCTAAGCAAAGGGGCAGCGGCTGCTTCTATGGCTCAAGAAATGGGAGCTGTTCCTAAAGACGGTGCAGTAGGAGGCGCTGTTAGTGGAGCCGCCGCAGGAGCGACTTTTGGTCCATGGGGAGCTGCTATTGGTGGAGTTGCAGGAGCTGTCATGGGACAAGCCAAAGCAAGAGCCGCAAAGAAGGCTGAAGAAGCGGCTTTACAAAGAAAAAAATACGAGAGAATAAGTGAGATAGAAGAAGAGAAAGGTAAAAATATAGCAAGTGCTTATAGTACCATGACACAAAACATGCTTGCAGCATTAGGATAAACCATGAGTAGATATGTTAGATATTTAATTGACGACGTTAGGACTTCTACGGAAAACACTGACTATTCTGATACAATAGGTATTAAGGATACAGAGTTCTTAAGATTTCTTAATGACGCTCAATACAGAATACAAAACCTTATAACACAAAAACACCCGAACGTATTTCTTACAGAAAAAACTTATTCTGTGGTTGGTGGACAAGAATCGTACACATTACCAAATAAAGCGTATATGGGTAACAAAGTAACACAAGTAGAATATAGTTCAGATTCTACTGGAACGGATAACTTTTTTCCTCTTAGACCAGGATCGCTTTTTGAAAGAAATAGTGGTGCTGAAGGAGATCCGATTAAGTACATTAGAAAGAATGATACATTTTTATTAGTACCTGTACCTACGTCTTCTACTGGTCAATTACGTGTAACTTATACACATAAATTACCAAAGTTAGATCTTCGTAGAGGGTCTGTATCTTCAGTAACTTTAGCAACAGATACAATCACAGCCTTATCATTGGACGTATCTACTGACTCTGTTGATTCTGCTGAATTAGATAAGTTTACAAGAATCAGTATTGTTGATGAAGAAGGTAATGTAAAAATGAGAAACATTAAAGTAACAGATATTGATTCTGCTACTGGTGTTGTTACGGTTGATTCTTCATTTACTTTTGAGTCTGGAGAAACTATTGCAGTAGGTAATTACGTTGTTGCTGGAGACTATTCTAGTACGCACGTTATGTTAGACGAAATGGTAGAGCGTTATTTAATCGCTTATTGTACTTTAAAAATATTACACAGAGATAGTAATGTAAACGATCTTCAAGCTCAACTAGGATTAGTTAGAGAAATGGAGAACGATATTGTTACGGCTTACTCGGAAATCTCTGACGATATAATGGAGATTCCAAATATAATTTCTTACGATGATGATTGGAATTGGTAAAAGGGGCTTATGGCTTATTCAATAAATAAATATTACAGAAATATATTAGGGTTGGATCTTAGAGTATCCGACCTTCTTCGTTCTCAAGGTGCTGCTACAGAAGCCAAGAATATGATGTTCAGACAAACCGGAGCATTATCTAAGCGCCCTGGAAACCAAGTAAAAATAGATACCGGTGAAGGTGGAGCCGGACTTATTAAGTTTAATAATGTTGAAATCGGTACTGGAACCATAACAGAAGAATTATTAGCGGTTGATGATAACCTTGAAATATATACGGAACAAAGTTTCACAATAACGTATGCAGGTTCAGACTCGGCTTATTATGATCTTTATTTAGATCCAGATACAGCAAACTTTATGTTTGAAATGTACGATAACAACGTACAAGTTTTAAGTACAAATCTTGGAAATGGTAAAGGCGCTTCAGACACTACTATAGCCCAAGTAAAAACGGCGGTTGATGCGGTTACAGATTTCTCTATGACCATATCTACAGCAGGTACAGAAAGTGCGGCATATGCGCCAATAGGCAGATCTGTAAATATCGCTACAACAGGTACGACAACTAATTACTACACATATACAACAGTTTCTACTCCTGGTACTTATACTAATCCGTTCAGTACTCATTGGGCTACAAGAAATGATGCTACATTTGAAACTTGTAGTTATGCTCAAATGTTAGACGTTCTTTATATTGCCAATGGACATGACGTACTTCACAAGTATGATGGAAATAGAGTTTATAAAGCAGGACTTCCTGTCCCAACTATTCCAACAGATGCTACTACTGGTGTAGGATCTTTAGGTACTGGTGCAAGTAAAGTATATAAGTGGATTTACACTATGGAACATACTGATGCTAAACAAAACATTTTAACATCAGCTCCAAGTGGAGAAGTTACTCACACTACAGCAGGAGCTAATGAGAGTCGTGACATAACTATGACTAACCTTACAGCAGCAGGTGGATATGGCATGGCTCAAGCCGTGGTTGATGGAGCGCAATCTGGAACTACTATTACAGTTGATTCTGGTCATGGTCTTCTTGTTGGAGATCAGGTTTATGCTAAAGACTCAGGTACGGCGGCAGTTTCAAAAGTAGAAGTTACAGCAACTACAGCAACAACAATTACAGTAGACTCTTCTATTACGGTTGCAAATAACGCTGTTATAAGCCAGACAAAACTGAGTTTATGGAGAACTAAAGAAGACGGTTCTTTATACTATCTTGAAGAGGAATTTACAAATGATAACGCAAACGCTACTACTACATACACATCTACTAACGCTGACTCTACTTTGGTTGTGGACTTTACAGCCGCAGTTAAAGTACCGGCTTTGCCTCCAACGTGTAAATATATAGACGTATGGAGAGGTCAATTAGTTATGACAGGAAACAGAGATTCTGTTAACACTGTTTACTATTCTGACTTTGATGGAGAATCTTTTCCAGTAGATCAATCATTCGTTACTGAAGCCAGATTAGGTGGAGGTAATTCAGGAATTAAATCTCTGGATAACACTTTATTTATATTTAAACCAAGATCAATCATAACTTGTACTGGTGACTTAGGAACGGATCAATTCCAGGTTGACGGACTTGCTGATGACGGTGTAGGCTGTGTTGCAAAC